TCCCTCAAAGTTACCAGTTTCTCACGATAGTTTGCTTCACTATCAAACTCAACATTTTCAGCAAGAGAAGCGAGTTTGTCCTTCTGAGAAAGTGCAAGACCCTCAGAGACATCTCCAAAGATTACATCAGCAACCGACTCCGCTAATCTGTTATTAAGAGCAACATTCTTTTCGATTTGCTCGTTGAGTTTTTCTTCCATTTCATCAAGTTTATCTACCATACTCTCGATTACATCATATTTCTCTTCAGGGATTGATACATAATGATCTTCAAAAAGACTCTTCATTCCTTCAAGGAATGATTCGGTCATTTCAGTCTTAAGACCTGCTTCAATAGCAAGTGCATTTTCTGAAACCCACTCATCTGCAACATACTCAAGATAAGCATCAACTCTTTCAATGAGTCCTTGCTTAATAATTTCAACTTCTTCGATGAGTGCATTTTCATAACTTTCTTGAATCTGCTCTTTGATTTCAGATACTTTCGATCTGATAGCAGTTTCAAAGATGGTACGTGCTTTCTCTTGGAATTCCTCAGAAAGCTCTTCACCAGCAAGAAGTGCATTGACATCTTCTTCGATGTCAAACTCTTCATTTTTCATTTTACCTTTTTTACCTCCCTTACCCCCGTTTTGATCATCTCCCTCTTCATCTTCATCTTCTTCTTCTTCATCTTCTTCATCTTCTTCATCTTCACTCTCGGAAGCTTCTAAAAGTGCCTCATCTTCATCATACTCGGCATCTTCTTTTGCAAGTCCCTGCATAGGTTGTGCTGCTGCAGCCTTAGCATTAACAACATTTTTGACTTGTTGAAGAGTCGCACCAGGAGTATTCAGTTTTGCTGAATTATCATCTGTGCGATAATTTTCTGGAGTAGGTCCACCCAAATCTTCCCATGCACCAGTTTGTCCAGGAGCAATTCCAGTGGACAACTTTTGCATTGGTTCAGCTTGAGCAGCTCCTTTGGTTACTACGTTTTCCATTTCTTGTAAATTGCTACCAACGGACATTTTAGATCTTTGTGTATAATCTATATTTATTTATAATTTAAAGATTTGAAAGAAATTCTTGGAACAATTCAATTTTATGTTCCTGAAGTACTCTTCCATCGACTAGAGTATTAATTCTTCTTTGAGTTTTGGATGCAAGTTGTTCACGAAGAATTCCACCTTCCCAAACCCACTCTTTACCTTCCATAATTCCCTGAACAAAAGCATCAGGAGCGGAAGGGTCGGCAACGATATCAGCAGCAGTTGCAAGCATGAAATCTTCACCGACAATTTTGTGACCTTCATTAGTCAACTTAAGTGAACCAACACCACGAGAAGAAACACCAAGACAAACACCTTCGCCAATGAGAGATTTTGCAATCTTACCCATTGGAGTTTCTAGAAGTTGTGCCTTACCAAAAAAATTGCTTCCTTTTTGTTCAAGGGAAACAATTTTATGGGAAACACGATCAAGATTAACGGTAGGACCATCAGGGTGACCAAGTTCTCCAAGAGCACGACCTTTGGAAATAAATGATTCGTTGTATCTTGCTACTTCTTTTGCAAGAGTTTGCATTGGATACATTCTTCCGTTACGATTGCAGATATCACCTTGAAGGAAAACTCCCTCAATATACATTTTCTTATCAGCACCTTTTCCTTCGGTGATGAATTTTACCTGTTGTACTTCTTCTGTGATGAGTTTCATTTTAGTTTGTGAATGCTACTTTATTTGCTTTAATAACTGCTGAAGTCCAAATGACATCAGTACTTGTTTTTTGCAAGAATTCGACAGATGAACCTGGCATTGCAAAGAAATTTGTAGTTGCGGCGCCAACTAAAGTGTTTATTCCAACAGTAACAATACCTGTTTGATTATTAAATAAGCGAACACAAGTTGCATCACTAATGCTACTAGCAGTACCAGCAGTGGTTGGAGTACTTACTTCAGTTGTAATAATCTTGGTAATTTCCATTATTCTTGATCCTCGGTGTATTCCTCATCATCTTCTTCGCCATCTTCTCCACCAAATAATGATGAAGCAACGTAAGGTTTTGCACCTTCGATTCTTTCGGATGTTTTAGCGAATAGTAAATCTTTGATTTTATCGCTAATATCTGATGGTGAAGAATCTGTTGCAATCAAATCTATAAGTTCTTCCATAAAATTTTAATATAGTATTATAATAAGTATTTATATTTCTGCTTTTTTGATATCTCTAGTTGATGGGGGCGGAGGTGCCGGCAATTGTTGATTCATACCTTGATCTTGTGGCATTTGATCCATTGGTTGACCAGTTGCTGGATCAATTCCAGATTGATCTGGAGGTGGTAAAGGTTCTCCAGTAATTGGATCTATTGTTGCTGGATCTGGAATAATACCTTTTTTAATTTCTGACTTTATTTGTTGATCAATTTCGATGATTTCACTATCAGTTTGACGAAGTATTTTTCTTCGAACATATTCTTGGGAATAATACTTTCCAATATAAGGTTCAATAGTTGCAAGAATTCCAAGTCTTTCACTAATCAATTCCGACTCTTTAAGTTCTGCAAATTGGTTATCATAGAGATAATCATATTGAATATGATCACTCATTGCATCCCAATCTTCTGGACTGACAATATTTTTCAAAACCAATTGAGTTTTGAGCATATCGTTAAAGATATTGGAAAATCTTTTTCTCAATCTACCAACAAATTTGGAAAATTTTAATTCATCTCTAAGAATTTCTGATGATCTACCAAGATTAAATCCATCGCCACTTCCAGCAATTCTAGATTCTGGAACACCAAGTGCCCTATAAAGTTTTTTCTGAAAATATTCAATATCTGAAAGTTCTCCAAGATTCTGACCACCAGGTAAGGTAGTAATTTCTGTTCCCCTACCACCTTCTCTTCTAGGTAACCAAAAATCTTCCATCATAGACATAAACTTACGATCATCACGTACCTCTCCAGTACTTGCATCATACACAAGTTTATTTCTGTAACGAGACATAACCTCTTTGAGGTATTGTTCTGCTTTTACTTTTGGGAGATTGCCGACATCAATATAAAAAATACGACGTTCTGGCGCTCTCGAAAGTCTATAAATGACAAGACTATCTTCAATCATTCTAAGTTGATTGAGTGCCTTAATTGCTTTATGGAGATATGATAAAATAGTTCCTTTATTCCTATCTACTAAACCTGAAGTAACATAAGTTACAGAATCTCTTGCAATTTTGATGTGCTTTGCGGCGCCACCACCACTAATCATTCCTGGGGATGGATAAGATGCAACCGGCGTGTACAAGAAAAATTCTTCAATTTCTGGATAAAATACTTTATCACTCTCTTTTATTGAATTTACATTAATCAAATTTCTTCTATCTTTATTTTTCTCCTGACGAACAAATTTCATCTTCATAGGATCAATATATCTTACATCCTTAATACCTTCATTTGGTTTTTTAATGTCAATTACTTTTAAATAATATAATTTGCCGTCAACATACCAATTTCTAAAGATCTCATGACATTTTCTGTCAAAGTCCATGATTTCTTTGATATATTTAAATTCTTCTCTAATTTTATCCTTTAATTTATCGCTAGCATTTAAATTTGAAAGTTCGATCTCTACTGGAGAATCATAAAGGTCACTTACAATTGCCTCATTAACAACATCTTCGATAGCATTATCACATTCGGGATGCAATGCCATTTCACGATATCTTTTAATTAAATCAAATTCGGTTCTATAAACACCCTCAATATCTAAATATTGTCCGTAAAATCCACTCGCAATAAAATTGTCTACCCCGTCGTCATTGTTAGGTGGAACGGGGGAGACAATAGATTTTGATTTTAATTTATCATCAGAATCATCAATCGAAAATCCAAAAAGTTTTGCCATCTTATAAGTTTAATCGTATATTCTATTTAGTTGATGTCTTCACCACCAGCATTTGTGCCAGTACCTTTAATTGCTTCCCACCATTGAACTTGGAATTCGCAAGTAAATTCTTCAATTGCATCAGTTGTCTCATAAGAAAGTGGAATTGCTGCAACATTTGTTGGAAAAATATCGTACATATGATATGCTCTAAGTGTAGAACCATCACGATCCAATTGATAGACAAAAGCATCTGCTTGATATGCTGCTGGATCAGTAACTCCAGTCGCATCAGAAACTCTGTTGATTGAATTGATCCACTTCTCAAAAGCAGAACGAATTGCAAAATCAGTATCATTAATTACGGTAACAGTCCAACTTTCAAAAGTTCTGTCTCCAGCAATTTTGAGAATTCTTCCTCTAAATGGAACATTCACTGGACCAATAGTGGATGCTGGAAGAGCAGCCGCTTTAACTAAAAGTCTGATTTTGTCGAGAGTATTTGTATCTGTTGAAGCAGATGCTGGAAAGGACAATACAACTTCAAAAAGATTTGCGCGAGCACCACCACCAGAGAGTTTACTCTTGAAGTCGGTAATCTTCCTTAAAGGAGGTGGATTTAATTGATTTCTGGTTGCCATAGTTGTTTACCTCTTGTTTAATTAGAATTGACCGATTACT